CCAATGGTGGATGTTTTATTGATGACCAGCTCCTCGAAGATAGCCTTCATTCTTACCTCCAAGTAATCTGTGATGAGGTGCGAACGACCTTCTGCATCGGGAATCCATGAGCCTCCGTTCTCATTGTTGGAGTTACCGATAAGCAATCCACTTAAAAGCTTCTGCACCTTTTCCCAAGTGATTGTGCCCTTTGCTGTGTTATCCAGCAGCCTAGATACAAACTCCATCCTAGAACGTCTAGCAGAATAAACGTTACTATCGGATGCAGGAGTGGTATCGTTCATGCCAATTACATAGACACCTCCACCATTACCGCTTCCTGTGCCGCCTATCTGCATTCCATTCACCTTGATGGAATCAACCTTGTCTTCCAACTTACCCAACCGGCTAGTAGCTGCCTTTTCGCCAACCGTGTACTGAGGGTGGTCGTAAGGGATATCCAAAGGTATCTCCATGCCAATGATACGAGAGTTTCGGTAGTGCTTGCCATCCGCATCCACCTGCGCAAACATATCATTAATCAGCTTTACCTGTTCACCGAGAGGATGGTAATCGTATGTTCCATCATTGTAGAACTTGTCGCCATCCATCGTGCAGGTGAAGTTTGAATTGCTGATCATGGTCTTCTGATAGTACTGCTTCGCTCTATCGAACAGAGATAACTGAGCAGTAGGGATGAGGTCCGTATCTGTAATCTTGGTTGCGTCCCAATTGAACAGGAAGAACCTATCACCTTCCTTCGGACACATGACACTATCGGGGAGTGTTCTTCCGTAGGTGTCGTTAGCCACTATCTCAAAGAAGTTCTCCTTGTCGATAATCTTGAAACTTACATCGAACTCCATGCCCATGAGAGCACCGCTAGTGAACTTGATGCCTAAAGTGAGGTTACTCTTTATCCAACTCTCCTTGAAGCTATTAGTGAAAGAGTCTGTAGAAGTGACCTGCCAAAACGTCTGTGTAGTCTTCGTCCCGTCTTCGTTATCAACGGTGCTATCATACGTCTTGATACTGCTGACAACACTCTCAACCTTTGGATATTCTTCCTCGAACATCACGACACCTTCGATAGCCTGCTTGTCGTTCTTCACGACATTCACATTCTCCAGGTAGCCATCCTTGGCATAGAAACCATCACTATCTACTTCCTTGTTAGGGAGCATGAGGTAATCGGTAGCTACACCATCGGTGGTGACGTCCGCATCGGCACCAGTGAAATATCCCTTCGGAATATTTCTGTCTGAGCCGAATGCGTACAGTCTCGTAATATAAGTTGACTTAGATTCCGAATAGGACATAGACAGAACATTAACATCCTGTTCGAATGTTGTCTGCCCTTCCATTTCGCAATATCCAAGGTATATAATAGAGCCATCTATCCACCACTCGCAGTTGAGTGCGTCTTCAGAACAGATGGCGTTGAGAGCATCGAGAATGCTGATAGAGCCGTACTCGATCAAGAATCTCTTCTGAACATCGAAAGCCTTGTTGTTGTACGTAGTGTAGTCAACAGAGAAATCCTTGCCATTATACGTAAGACCTAGTGCCTTTAGGTTGCCGAGTATAACGTTCATGT